TATTGTGGAACGAATTGTATGTCCGGTGCCGGAGTGGCAGGCGAAACCGGACCACCGTTCGGCCCAGTCAGATAACCAGGAACCCCGTTTTGCACAACCGGCATAGTGCCATTGCCCAGATCGGGCGGCAGGGGCGGCGGATTCGGCTGATTTCCACCTGGCCCAAAAGCCTGCACGCCGTACTGCGCCTGTGTGGGCGTGGGCACGTCCTGCGGATTGACGGTACCAAGATCGTTGGACTGCGTGTCGTTTGGCCGCGCACTGTCCTCTGTATCTTGCACATCGGCTATGAATATCTGGCTAAACTCAACGCGGAACCGCGCGCCGCCGATTGTTGCTGCGTCTTCTTTCGGGGCTATGCTGGTGATCAGCATATTTGTATAAGTACGCAGTCGCGTCGTAACAGTCAGCGGCACACGTATCGCTTGTAGCGTAAGCATTTGTTGGTATGCCGACACGCTCTTCGACCGGTTCCCAGACCAGGGTTGGATGTAAAAAGGAGGCCCAGAGAGGACCTGGTTGGCTACGACATCCGACATCAACACATTCAGTACGAGTGTGGCGGGCTCCAAGTACGCATGGCTGGAAATGGAGACCGAAGTCTGCACCGGATGCATCGTCTTCACTAAAGTTTGTGAATGCTCCGCCGCAATAACGGCGTCGAAAACGTACGATGTGGCCTGCCGTATCGTAGTCCGTATAGTGGCGGTTTCTACACCGGAGGCCTGGTCTGCGCCTTGTATTTCTCCATCACCAATGTTCGATACATTGGCACGCGGTACCGTTACCAGCACCAGAGGCGGATGAGACCATTGCGGAGGCCGCCAAGCTGAAGGAGGTATGACGGTTACAGAACTGCCCATGGAGCCTCCTTCCTAGTAGTCATAGGCGTAATCCTGCTGCTGCGCCAGGTTGCGCTGGACAGCTTTACCTTGCAGGTCTTGCAGACGACGCGTGATGACGCCAGCTACTTCATCATTGGATGGGTGAGGTTTGTTGATATTGATGGTCATAGAGCCAACCGTAACGCTGCCGCCGTTAGCGGCGCCACCTTTGTACATTGAGTCATAGTGCGCTAGGCCAGCGGCGTAGTTTTGCTGGGAGTCTTCATAGTACCCGCCATGCTTTAGCATTGCGGCAAACTCATCTGTATTCTGAGCGCCGGAAAGTCCAGCATATCGAGATGTATTGCCAACTACTTCTGCATAGCGCTTTCCAAACTCATCTAAAGACCCAAATGATTGATATTCAGAACTTCCTGGAATCCTGATACCGGCCAGGTTGTTAGCTTCTCCAAGGTGCGTGAAGCCGCCCGTTTCATGAGCCCATTGTGACCATAACAGATCAGGTTTTATTCCAGTTGTCTTAGACACTGACTGGGCTAGATCAGCGGCTTGCTTAGATAACTCACTCGGGGACGTACTTGCAGCACCCGCCGTGCCAGTGCCAAACACTTTATCTGCTAACATGGACAGAAGGTAGCTGCCGCCCATCGCAGCGCCGGCACTGAGCAGGGCCATTCCAATCATGCCCCATGGGCCGCCCGGCGAACCCTCCACAGCGCCCTCACCGGCTGCGGCAAGTACGCCCTCAGCGCCGACGGCTTCTACAGCTTCACCCGCTGCAACCTTCTTCGCCACACCAAATCCGAACTTCTTAGCTATGAACCGGAAGAGTTTCCAACCGCCGACAGCGGTAACCGCCGCCATGGGCAGCCCGGTGCCCACGCTGCCTGGTGTAACATCTTGACTTGCAGCACCTAGTTCTTTCCCTGCCATACCGAGCTTACCACGTGCTGCCAGTGCTGTGGCGCTTGTAAGGTGGGCTAAACCTTCCTCAACTTTGGCGATGTTTTCAACCCAAACGGCAAACGTATGCACAATGTCTGTAAGCGCTTTTGCAAACTTCTCCAGGTCGAATGTAGTGCTAGAAACTGATGGATCAAATATGCCGACAAGGTTCGTAAACGCAGTTCCAGCCGCTTTAGCAGCTTCTGTCGTAGCGCCGAAAACGTCCTTTAGATCTTGCCAGACAGGCCCGAACAGCTTTACAATCTTATCAACAATACCGGGCATATTATCGATGATGTACTTATTGAAGGCCTGCAATTTATTAAGCAGTGCGTCAGGCCCTGAACCAAGGGACTTCATAAACGCCTGTACGACGTTCATACCCATGAGCTGCATCTCGACGTCCATACGCGTAAATTCAAACCGTATATCACGGATCTTACGCATTTGTGCGTCATAGTCACCACTGGGCGCCATTGCCATCTGGTCTTTTTGCAACTGCGCCATGCGGCCTTGCAGTTCACCAGTTGGGTCCCATCGGATTTCGCCCATGGAAGCGCCCAGCGCGTCCATCCCGATTTTCAGGCTGCGGGCCGCATCTTTCGAGATGAACATGTGCATGGCAAACATGCGATATTGCTGGTCGGCCATCGCGACCTTGTCCACCATTCCCAGCACTGCCGTGCCGATGGCGACGAAGCCGCCTACAATTTCGGTCTGAGTCTTTAGAAAAGCGGAGCTGATTGACGATGCACTTGCTTCGGATACATTGGAGGCCTCGCGCAATGCCTGATAAAAGCGCTGCATACCGGAGGCGTCGACACTCGCGCCGAGCTTGACCATGTATTCGTCGATGACTCCGCTCACTGGGCACCTCCTTCCGCAGGCTTCAGACTGGCGCGATAACGCCGCTCGTTCTCTGTCTTTACTTCAAGGAATTCAAGCGCGTCCAGTAAATCCCCGACATCATAGGTCCCATCATATAGCTCATGCTGGCGCCAAAGACCAGCCGCGACCGGGCGCCAAGCCAACGGGTTCAAAGTCGGAAACGATACTGGTTCGAATTGCAGGTCGACGGACGCGGCACCTACAAGCCTGTCGCGTCCGCCTCGAAAAAATCGGCAAAGCAAAGAATCAGGACTTCGGTCGTCAGCTTCATCACCAGCCCGACGTCGTCAGCCACGGCTTGACCGTCCTTTGTCCACTGCCCGTCGTCGCTAATGATCGGCATGGGAAAGCTCTCGCCGGCGGCCTCCGTCACAAGTGCGACGCAGCGCATGCAATGCTGCTGGATGAACTTGAAATCAGCAAAGTCGATAGCACCCGAGAACACGATGAAGCTGAGTGCGCGGACGCGCATCTCACCGCTGATCTCGACAGGCTTCTCTGCAGAAACTGTAGCTGCGGCAATCGGTTTCGTGGCTTCCCGGTCGGCCTGGTCGCGCATCTGCACGCCCATCATGCGCATCAAGATAAAACTGCCAACTTCAGGTGGCAGGCGACGCAGGTCGAACTTACGGCCGTTGAGTTCCAATTGCTTCGTTCTCGGTTGCGGCATAGCGAGGGCCTCCTTGTTGCCCTGTAATTCTACGAATTTTGGATGTCGGCAGCTAGCATCTTCCAGGTAAGTTTCTGCCCAGCGGCCTGATACGGCTTGTCGGGAAATTTCTCAAAACTCAGTCCAGCTAGTAAATGCTGCGAATTGTCCGGCTGAAAGTTGAACATGAGGCTGCTTGCTGCCCAGCCCGTATAGTTGCCGCCTTGCGCAGCCAGCAGCAGCCGGTTATACAGCAGAAGCAAGCTGGAGTGAAGCGTCGACGCCTCCTGTACTTCGATGTGAACTTCACCGTTGCCACCCGCTACGTACAACGGAATCACCGTGCCGTCGATGCCTGTCTCATGCACAGTACGCATCGCCGCCATGCGTATGGTGATGCCACCCAGTCCAAGGTTTTTCCCTGTAAGAGGAATCGTCACGCCAAGGACTGGGTTGCGAAGCACGCCGGTCAGAGCCTTAAACGAATATGTTGCCCCGGTGTGAGAAGCGAAGACAGCACCGAGTGTAGAAACGATGGCGCTCACTAGAGCCTCCTTGCACTACTTGATGAAGACTCCACCAACCGAGCTAGACATTCGTAATGTTTGCCGCGAGCAATTTCCACGTCATCTTCTGGCCGGTAGCCTGATACGGCTTGTCTGGGATCTTCTCGAAGCTGACGCCGGTCAGTGTATGGACGCTGCCGTCGATGAGCAGCGCGAAGCTGATGCTGGTGGCAGCCCATCCCAGGATGTCTGCGCCGTCGGCCTGCAACACCAAAGTGTTGTACAGAGTCAACAGCGCCTTATGCAGAACTGAAGTTTCTTGCACTTCAATATCCAACTCGCCATTAGCGCCCGCCAGGTAACTGGGCATGACAGTCCCATCCGCGGCGACGTCCTGCGTAGTACGCGCCGTGGTCATGCGAATGGTAATGCCGCCTAGTCCGATGTTGCCACCCGTAAGAGGCACCACGACGCCGACGATCGAGTTCTTCAGTACCCCGACCAAACTCTTGAATGAATATGTGACCCCTACGGCCATTGCAGCTCCTTTACTTACGACTTAAATTTAGTGTGCTGATCTTGTGACAACTTGCCGTCACAATTGGGTATAGACGGCGATCATAAGACTTGTAACCGCACCCGCCGTCGTGATGAACGAATAGACGGGCATGGCCTGCCCAGCGTCGCGCGCCTCGGTGGTCTGCTGACTGTACGGCTGCGACTGGTTCAGGTAGCCGTTCTGGATCGCTTGGCCAACCTGCACGCTGACGCCCGGAATACTGACCGGCTCACCCTCCCATTCCGCCTCAGCCAAAAATCCGATGACGGCCAGCGCGTCGCAAGCCTCATTGGCCGCCTGAATCAGAAGCTGCTGCGCGGCATTGGTCTGCGCTACGGCAGGATTGCCCTGCAAGACCGCCATCTCAGTGTTCTGCAACTCGGCGACAAGAACCGCCAAGTACAGCCACAGGTACGACGGCGAGCCGTTGGACATGAACCCAGGCTCTTCTAGTTGATAAGCGCCGAAATCGCCGTACACGTTGAAGCCGGCCGACAAGATGTTCTGGTACTGCGTCTGCGTGAGCGGCTCTGGTGCGATTTGGGCAAGGGTCTTATGGGCAACCGTGAAGAAGGAATTCGCCAGACCGGTCTGCAAGCCCATTTCCACGCCCATCAAAGCAACGGCGGCGTAGACGTTGTTGGGATAGAGGCCGCCCTGCGTCGTTGCGTACTGGCCAAGGACTTTCAGATTCAGGGTCTGCAACTGCAAGGCGATATTACCGGAGGTTCCAGCGGGCACTGCAGCGTCGCTCGTGAAAGGGTAATAGCGCGTGGTCTGCCACAGCGGATCCGCCCACTCCGAAATCGCCAGGTTGTCGGCGTCTGCCGGGGCGTTCACCGTCAGCCCGTACCAAAGGCCGCTCGCCGCGCGGCAAGCCGTCGCGGCCTGGAGAAGCGTCTCGCCGACAGCGGTGATATTCACCTTAAGGCCGCTGCCCGTCGATGGAGAAACAGCCACCGTGGCCAGGCCGGTTGTAGCGGAGTAGCCAGTGCCCTGCTGGCCGGAGACAACCGCAGCCGTCAGCACCTGGCCGCTCGCGCCCACGGTCAGCACCTGCACCGTTCCATAGTTGCCTCCACTCTGCGTCACGGTGACGGTATCGTTCGCCTTGTAGCCCGAGCCTGTGAACCCAATGGAGGTCTGGGCGGCAGTCACGGTAGTGCCGGCCACAGCCGTTAGATCGACGTGAGTGGGATCTGTATAACTGGCAATCGTGGTTACAAGGGCTGCGCCCGCTGCGCCCGCGCCTTCTACAATGATGATACTTCCGACGTCACCCAGTACGAAATCTGCTGTGGCGCTTTCCAGCACATCGCTCGTGGCCGTCATTTCGCCATCCACGACAGTGCGCCCGTCGACCGTAATGGTCTGCAGCGCCGTGAGGTCCTGCCGGCCGAGCGCAAACTTGGCGGCCGCGGGCGACTGACTGAAGTAGATTTGCGCGGCGATCGCCTCGGGAGAACTCGGGCTGAACCCAGCCGCAAGTACGCCTGCAGTCGATGTAAAGTATTGCACGCGGCTGTTCGCGCCGTAGCTTGGAATTATGGTCGAGGGGCCCACGAACAGGCCGATATTGAAAGGGTTCACGGATGGAGAAGACGGCGACACCGTGACCGAAATGTCGATGATGTTGCTTAAGGCGAGAGGCGGTATCTGTGTGGACATGATTCTCCTATTTTTCTACCGTGAAATCGGCCGCAAGTCCTGCGTCCGTATTGAGCTTGACCTCCACGCTGGTCGCGATGGAGTCTTGGATGGTTTCGGTTACGGCTTCGTACATCAGAATGTGAAAGTCGGCCCTCTCCCACCATTCCGCGTTGAACTGTTCCGGGACGCGCGTGGGGTAAGGCGGGTCGTCCAACGTGTAAAGGCCACTCAACGAAAGTTGGTCGCTGAAGTAGTCCATGAAGAACGCAGAATGCAGCTGCCGCGCGCGGTCGAGGGAGTTCGGGCCGTAAAGAACAAAGGCTACGCGCCACTGCCGTGTATAGTTCCAGCTTTCAGTTACTGGTCCCACACCTGTAAAGACACGATCTCGGGCAGTCTTGGCATACTCGGAATCTTCTGGAGTACAGGTGAAGTAACAGACGTCCTCACCCGGTCGCGGCGTGTAAGGCTGACCCTGCGTCTGCCAGGAATCTCGCACCTTTGCATAGTCCGGTGGATTGATCCCCAGTGCCCCACAGATAAGCGGCTGAAAAATCGCATTGATCTGCTGCACGGTGAGCGCTGAGCTGACGAGAGATTGCCCGTTGGGGTA